TCTTCGCCCACCAATCTGACTATTGGTTAGGACTTCACCCATCTTTGCTAATTCTGCGGCTTTGGTCATGCTAAGTCTCCTTGTACAGCTATTCCTGCTGCGTAATCAAAATCTGTTCTATTATTTGCAGAATTTGCATAAGCTGTTTCTGCATCAAACGCAGTTGTAGTTATAGTTGTAAATTCATTAATTTCACAGGTTCCTATAACAGTTGTGTTACCATCAGGCATTATTGAGGTTGTTATTGAATAAAGAGCATTACTCATAGCACTGGATATGTTTACACCAATTTGACCAGTACCATCATCATCAACTGAAGAGACATTATAACTATCGGGAATGGAAGCTCCATCTGCTGCTTTTCTTAACCAAACTTTATTTACACCATTAAAAACAACACTCGTGGCAATACTATTATTACCACTTGCATCTGTTAATGTGTTTACTCTTAATATACTAGCCATTATGCGAGGTCTCCGTGTAAAGTAATGGTGTGTCTTTGGTCAGCAGCAGTAAAACTGTCGGCACGGGTATATACATGATTTCTAATAATGTTAGTTAGCAAAGTTACATTTCTAATTTGCGATATCTCACCTGCCATAGCATTTGTTGTCATAGACCACTGATTATTACCCATGCTGTTGGTAAGTGTATAAGAGTATGTACCAGTGCCATCATCTGTAGAACTTGCGATGTTTAAAGAATCAGATAAAGCTGCCGAATCTGTGGCTTGTAACCATGCTTTAGCTAACCCTTGTTGCAGATTAGTTGTTGCAGTACCTTCACCTTGTACAGTTATAGACCCTGCTGTGGTTACACCTGTAAATTTATCTACTTTAAGTTCACTAGCCATTATGCCAAGTCTCCAAATCTAGCAACACTAAAATCTCTATCTGCATAGGCACTACCACCCACATTATAAGTTCCAGTTCTGCTTTTAGAAGTAGTGTACATAGTAGCATCGTACCAATTAGTTGCCGTATAAGTTGCTATGCCAGTATCACCACCATGAATACCTGCACTTACATAATTTGCTGCTGCAAAGTTATTTGTAAAATTATGTTCAAATTGTCCTGCACTTACATCTGTGTCAGAAGAATTGTTAAATGAATCATTAGTTGCTTGAGCTTCAACAGTACCCCAAGTCTTTGCCATTCCTTGCACAGCATTTTGTGTAGTAGTGCTATTTTCAGACACATACGTAGATGTATTGCCTATCTTAACATTTGTGCCACCACTACCTGCTTTATCTACAATGGTGTCTACATTTAATTGACTTGTCATACAATACTCCAGTAGCCATTAACAGTAACTGTAGCGTTCTGTGTTATAGGACCTGCACTTACACCATTCTCATCACTATCTATTGTAATGTCTGCACTTATTGTCTGTCCGTTTAATCTAATAATACTATTATTACCCTTGAAAGGATACCTCGTATCTGCCTCTGATTTTGTATAGCTATCAGCTACAGTAAATACATCATAGACAACCATTTCTACTATGTCATTTAAACTAGCTGCTTGTGCTAAAACAACAGTTGTACCTGTTGTTGCAGTGTAGTCATCACCCGGCACTAACAATACACCATTTTGATATACATCCATGTACAGACTATCTGTGTAACTTAGCGATAGTGAGTTGGCATCTGATCCACTAAAACTAGTTTGTCCAGCGGTGGCTTGATACTGGAACCTACTTCTTACACCAAAATTTTCTGAACGACCTATGTATGGCATTTTTTAACCTTTCGGATATTTATCTTTTACTGCTTTGATAGTTGTTTTCCAACCATCAATGCCATTGTGATATAAATCATCTAGTTGATCTGCTATAGATGGATATTCTGCTTGTCTTTTTGGTATGTATTGCATTGATGCTATCTTTGCCTTAATATCTGCTTTTGATATTTCTGACGTTCCTTCTAACCACTCTATTTCACAACTATCAATATCACTTCCTCGCACAACTACTTTAGCATTTGAGTTAATAGCTAGTATACCATCTACTATAGTAATTTTCATTGTGCAATCTCCATAAGTAACATTGATGATATTCCATCACCACCTGAATCATCATACTGACATAATACATTACCACCATTAACTGAATTGAATGTTACTTTATAAGTCGTAGCAGAAGTAGTTGAGGGTGAATCAAAATGTTGATAAGCTCCCATGTGCATTAAAGAAGCACCTCCTAAATATCCTTGATAACCATATTCTTCGATTTCTGTACTACCTCTGAAAAGTTTTAATTTAGATGGTGCATCTGCTGCAGCAGAAAATTGTTGCATATTAAATAATATTAAAATTTTACTTGAAGTTGCTGTTGGTGTAATGGAAGCAGTAAGTCCAGAATCAGAAAAACTAGTTGAGGTAGTGCTTACTTCTGCTGTAGTGATAGCTTGTACAACTTGTATAACACTACCTGCCGACATATTAGCATCAGCAAACTGATTAGTTACAGTTCCAATTCCTGCACCTGTTACTTTCGTTAAAGCCATCCGTTACTCCTATGCGTATGGACTATCGCCTAATACACTTGTATCCCAAGCTGCTTTTAACTTAGCAATAGTATCTGCATCTGATATTGCCTTTGCAGCAGGTGCATCTCTAAGTGCTTTTTTCTTTGTAACACTAGCTGCTTGTGCAGAACTATCTCCAGCTTCTAATGCTTTCATATAGACTACATCTTCTTCTGCTAACAAAGGAGTTCTAACTTCTCTAATTTTATCTTGAAAAATCTTTTTAGATTCAGCTAAATCTTCGGTTATAGTCTTACCTGATAATGTCCAAGCGTTTCTGAAATGTCTATCTGATGGCACAGTTGCATCTGATGCTGCAATAGTATTACCATCTTTATCTACTATGTTGGTTGTCATTTAAGCCACCTCATCTTTCTGTATGGTTAATTCTTCGTTAATCTTCCAAGCATTTCGCCATACTCTAGTGCTAGGAAGTTGATTCTTTCTGCATATAACCATTCTTGGTTTATTTGCTTTATCATAATCTCTCCACACTCTTTGTGGAATATCTTTCATAATTAAATACTCTATAGCTCTTTCTTCTGTCATTGCCTCAACTGGCTTTGTGTTATGCAGCAAATAACCTCTTGTATGCTTTACAAAGTCTGGTTGTGATTCATCTTTCTTTAACTCCCAGTATACTTCAACTGGTGGCAATATACCACCTTGCAATGCACAAGCCATCCAATTAGGGTCAGGATGTGTAATCTTTGCAGGTTCATCTGGTGTC